GAAGCCGACCCGCTGAAGCTCATCGAAAAGGCAACGGCGCTGATCCGAGCGGTAAGCCTGAAAAATTCTACGGATATCAGGACGGCGAACCTCAAAAACGTGGCGTTCGAAAGCTTCAAAGAAGAAATCTTCGACGCTATGGCTAAGGAAAACCCGGAACTGTACCGCTCGCTGGTGCAGTTCATCAACAGCAAATCGCAGGAGGAATAATGTACGTTATATATTGTCAGTCCGGCAAGGAAATGACGGTCGTCCGGCAGCTTGCCGAAAAGAACATCACGGCGTATGCTCCCCGCCGTCTGGTTCAGGAACGCCACCGCCGCAGGTGGGTTCAGCGCGAAGTGCTGCTGTTCAGCGGATATGTGTTCCTTGACTGTGAGGAGCTGACTGCGGACATCTGGCAGGCGGTCAAGTTCTGCTATGGAACGCTGCGGATACTCAGCCGCTCGCAGCTAAGCCCCACCGAGGAGGAATATATCAGATTCCTCTGCAACGGCGGTCACGCGCTGGGAATAAGCCGCGGCTACGTTTCCGGCGGCGCGCTTCACATCACGGACGGGTTCCTGAAACGCTTTGAACACAAGATAATCCGATTTAACCGGCGCGGTAAGCGCGCTGTGGCGGGCGTTACGATCTACGGCAGGCATTACGAGGTTATCCTCGGCTGCGAGATTGAAAGTCAGCCTGCGGTTCCGTCGATAAGCTCCGGAGCGGCGAAGAATATTCCCTGATATCTGCGGAACGTGTTCCGAACGGACAGGGCGAAGCTGTACCATCATGATTTCGGGCGGGTGTTTGAAGTACCCGCCTGAAATCGTCTGTAAGCGCCTTGTGCGTTTCCGAGGGTAATTTCATTGCCGGGACACAAACGGCGATTTTGAAGCCCCTTTGAACGCATTTGAAGGCATATCCGGACAGCACAGGAAAATCAGCGCGGGAAATCGTCTGTAAGCGCCGCACACATTTCAGAGGGTAATTTCCCCGCCCCGGAGCAAATCGCGGTCTTAAACGCAAATTAAGCGCATTTAAACGTATATGAAAGAGGTGACAGCATGAGCAGGAAGAAAAAGAGCATAGCAGCCCTCGGCGCTGCCATTGCCGAGCGTGAAAAAAACAGCACAGACCAGACCTCCGCAGTGCAGCAGCTTGTGGAGGCTTACTTGTCCACAAATAACGAGGCTAAGCGCGCTAAGAAGATAGCCGAGATAAAATCCCGCTGCGGCGGACTGAACGAACTCTTGTCCCAGAACAGCGAGCTGCTGACCGCCGAGGTGGAGCAGGCGCTCCTGCGCGCGGCGACCGGCTATACTGTCACCGACCGTACTATTAAATATGTGAACGGCGTAAAGACCGTGGAAACAAAGGAGCGGCACATTCCGCCGTCCCAGCCGGCTATCGAGTTCTACCTTATTAATAAGAAGAGCGGAGATTACAGCCGGAACGGCGGCGGTTCGGGCAATGCGGACGGCGCTCTGGCGGATATTCTGGAGGCGTTAAAAAATGGGTAAAGTAACATTCACGAAAAAGCAGAACGACCTTATGCGGCTGTTCAAGCAGAACAAACTTCCTCGCCTGACCGTTTTACAGGGTTCGGTGCGTTCCGGCAAGACATGGATATCGCTGATCCTCTGGGCGCTGTGGGTGGCTTCCCGCCCGCGCGATTATCTGTACATGATGACAGCAAAGTCGCTTCAGACCCTGAAGCGCAACTGCCTGCTGCCGCTTCAGGAGCTTATCGGCGAAAGAAATTTCACATTCTCGCTCTCCGCAAAGGAGGGCGTTCTTTTTGGACGGAAGATAATGTTGGAGGGCGCGAACGACGCGCGTTCCGAGAACAAGATCCGAGGAATCACGCTGGGCGGCGCTTACTGCGACGAGCTGACGCTGTTCCCGGAGGATTTCTTCGTCATGCTGCTGTCGAGATTGTCCGCGCCCGGAGCGAAGCTGTTCGCAACCACCAACCCGGACACGCCGACCCACTGGCTCAAAAAGAAGTACCTCGACAACGAGGCTCTTGCAGACGACCTGCTCAATATCTTTTTCAGCATTGACGACAACACAACGCTCCCTGCGGACTACGTTTCCGCGCTGAAAAAGGAGTACACCGGCGTGTTCTACGACCGGTTCATTCTCGGCAAGTGGGTAGTCGCAGCGGGCGCAATTTACCGCGTATTCTCGGACAATATCCCCGCGTTCGCAGTACCGGAGCCGCTCCCACGTCTGGACATGATAAACGTCGGCGTGGACTGGGGCGGCAACGGCTCGGCTCACGCTATGGTCGCAACCGGAATGACCTACGATTATGGAAAGCTCATCGCCCTGCGGAGCGAGCGCGTTCCCGCCACCGGACTGACCCCGCAGCAGATATACAAGCGTATCTACGAGTTCTGCGAGGGAGTTCAGCGGGATTTCGGCAGGATCGAGGACATCTACGCCGACAGCGCCGAGCAGACGCTGATCTCCGGCTTGCGGGAATACATAAAGCCGCTCGACCTGACCGTGAAGAACTCCATGAAACGCCCGATAATCGACCGGATCCGCGCAACGACCATGCTTATGGGCGGCGATAGATTCCTGCTGACTTCCGAATGCGAAACGCTGCGGGAAGCATTTCAGGGCGCGGTATACGATGATAAGGTGGTCGGCGAGGACATCCGTCTGGATAACGGTACCTCGGATATTGATACACTGGACGCATTTGAGTACAGCTTTGAAAGATACATTCCGCGGCTTATAAGGAGAGATCAATGAACGTTTTAAACGCGCTTAAAGGCTTATTTAAAGGGAAAGGAGGAGCAGGTGTGGACGATTTTAATATTACAGATTCGGCGGTAAGCTCGACAATGCGCTCTGCGACTTCCCTCTGGTGGGACGCGTTTCAGGGACAGCTCCCGTTCGCGCAGACCCACAAAAATTTCAAGCCGCTTCCGACTGCGTACATATCTACGGCTTACCTTGCTCAGCTCGTCACCGGAGAAATCAAGTTCGAGATTGTGGACGAGAATCTGAACAAGCATGTACAGAAGAATCTCCTGCCGAACCTCGACAGGATAGTTCAGCAGACACTTGTCGGCGGCTACACGGTGATAAAGCCGTACTTCGTGCAGTCCGGGGAAATGTTCTTCGATTCCGGGACTAGCCGTGACTTTTTACCGTTCGCCCTGGACGAAAACGGACACGTCACCGAGGGCGTATTTTTCGAGCGTATCCGGTACCACGGCAAAATCTACGAGCGCCGAGAACATCACACATTTCAGAACGGCGTGCATACTGTCCGGAATACGGCGTATCTCTACGGCACAAAGCGCACCGTGGAGCTTTCCGAGGTGCCGAAGTGGGCTATGCTTCTTCCGGAGGGACAGATTCCCTCGACTATCCCGATGATAGCGACATTCCGGACGCCATACGCGAACAACATCGACCTCGATAGCGAACTGCCGATAAGCATTTTCGCAAACTCGCTCGGCACGCTGCATGAGATTGACGAGGCGCATTCCGAGTATTGTGCGGAATTCAAGAAGATGTCGGCGAAAGTCTTTGCAGACAGCACCGTGCTTCGTGGGAACGAGGGCATTCCGGACGATTATTTCGTGAATGTCAGCGGCGACGGTACATCTTCAATAGAGCAGCAGATAATGGCTTATGCTCCGCAGATTCGCGAAGCTGAGCATGCCGCCCGGATAAATAAGGAACTGCGGTTCTACGAAACGCAGATAGGCGTCAGCTCCGGGACTTTCTCGTTTGATACGCAGAAAGGTCTTGTCACGGCAACGCAGGTGCTTTCCGAGGACAGAACTACATACAACACGGTCTGCCAGATTCAGCGGCAGTTACGTCCGGTATTGCAGGCGCTCAGTCAGATCATTGTCACGCTGGCGCGGTTCTACGGTGCGAAGTGTGAAGACGGCGAGTGCGCGATTGAGTTCGGCGACAGCGTGTTTGAGGACACCGGAACTGAGTTCAACCGCCGTTTCCAGATGGTTCAGGCGGGACTGCTCAAAGCTGAGGACTTCAATGCGTGGTACTTCGGCGTTCCGCCGGAGCGTGCGCGTGAAATGCTCCCTGAAATGACAAGTGTTTTCGGAGGTGAGTAAATGCTCACTCCGGAACAACTCCAGAATCTTCCGCAGGAGCTGACCGACCTCTACGAACAGCTTTCCGAGTTTATTCTGCGGGACATAGCCCGGCGCATTGCGAAGGGCGCGCAGATAACCGACACAGCGGAATACCAGCTCTACCGAGCGCGGAGCCTTGGACTTTCCACAGATGAAATAGCCGCGAAAATCGCCGAGATAAACGGCAGTTCCGCCGCGGAGGTCAACCGGCTCATCCGCGAGGCTGCGGCGCAGTCCGATGAGTTCGACCGCAAAATGCTCGGAGCCGACAAGGGCGCGGCGATTCCGCTGGAAGAAAACGTACAGCTCCAGAAGTTGATTTCCGCGCAGATAGCGGAAACCGCCGGAAAGTGCGAGAACCTCACAAATACGATGGGCTTTGCCGACCACGATTTCCTCGGGCGCGCGTATTACCTTTCCATGACGGACATGTATCGCCGGGAGATGGATTCCGCGCACATGAAGATCGCGACCGGCGCGACGGATTACATGACCGCGATCCGGCAGGCTTGCAATAAGCTTGCGGCAAGCGGCGTGCGTACCATAGATTATGAGAGCGGTCGCTCTGACCGTATCGAAGTTGCGGCGCGGAGGGCGCTCCTTACCAGCGTGGCGCATGTCACGCATCGGATATCCGAGCAGAACGGCGAGGAGCTGGGCGCGGACGGCTGGGAAATGTCGGCGCACTCTGGTTCACGACCGTCCCACGCGGTGTATCAGGGGCGGCAGTACACGCAGGAGCAGTATGAGCGTATCATAAAGCCGCTCATCAGCGAGCCGAACTGCCGCCATGATGTATTCCCGATAATCCTCGGCGTGTCCGAGCCGGTTTACACCGAGGAGGAACTCCAGAATATAGACCAGCCGCCGTTCACCTATGAGGGACGGAAATACACAGCTTATGAGGCGTCACAGCAGATGAGGAAGATGGAGCGCGCCATGCGAAAGCAGAAAGACCGCTGCATTGTCGCCGACGCCACCGGGGACGAGGAGAGTTTCACCGCTGCGAGCATAAAGCTCCGACGGCAGAAGGATATCTATGAGGATTTCTGCAAGGCTGCTGACAGCTACACGCAGTATGAGCGGACTTATGTCGCCGGTTATGACCGCAGGCTTGCGGGCAAGACCGGGGCGGTTACGCGGAAACAGCGGGAGTTTGAAAAGGCGCAGATTCGCTTGACAGATTCACCAGAAAGTGATACAATAAAGACAGAAATCAAGAATGCTGCCGGTCACACAGTAAAAATTGTTGATAAATCTGAAGTCAAATTACAAGGTGAACCAAACACCATCACACAAACGCAAAATAAAAAAGGCGGCATTGATAGAAACTACTACGGTGAAGATGGACAGCAAACCAAACAAATCTCCAACAATGATCATGGTAATCCTAAAAATCACCCTTATGGCAAACACGGTGAACACGCACATGATTATGTTTACGATGAGAATGGGAAGCTAGTTAGCAGACATCCTCGTGAATTGACTGATGAAGAAAGAAAGGAGAATGACGATATACTATGACAGCATCCAATTTAAAATCGAGAATAAACGAGTTGTGCACAGAGATAACCTTTGAGTTAAACGGCAAAAGCTGTGGCATAGATCCTATTACGCATTCTCATTTTGATATGTGGTATGGTGACAAAAATCATACTGCCAATAGCATTGACGAGGTAATGGATATCATATTTTTTGATGGCAAATCGTTATCAGAAATAGCAGATAGCCTAACGTTGATTGACTATTAAACAACAAACAATATTATTTCGCACTCCCAGCAATGGGGGTGCAATTTTATACCCATTTTACGAAAGGAGCCGTCATGATCCAGAACAACCGATACTGCAAAGCAAAGCAGGCGGCGGTGATCGCGGACGCAACGCGAAAGCGCCAGCGCTGCAATCAGCGCGACCCGCCCCGGTACGTCAGCAGCTGCACATACCACATAGTTATGTTACCCTTGCTGAGGGTACATTTTTTTACCTGTTTTTAAGGAGGAATTTTCATGGACAAGTTAAAGGCACTTTTCCAGAAGCTCGGCATTGAGCTTACCGCAGACCAGACCAAGCAGATCAGCGAGGTCATTGGAAAGGAATTCGTCCCCGCTGCCGACGTCGCAGCCAATAAGACAAAGCTTGATGAGCTGACCAAGCAGCTTGCCGCCCGCGACAAGGATCTCGCAAAGCTCAAGGCGGATAACAAGTCCGAGGAGCTACAGAAACAGCTCGACGAGCTTAACGCCAAGTACAAGCAGGACACCGACGACCTCAACGCTAAGCTTTCCGCTCAGCAGGCGGATTTCGCCGCGGAAAAGCTGTTCGGCGGCTACAAGTTCGCAAGCGAGCGCGTCCGCAAGTCCGTTCTGGACGAATTCAAGGGCAAGGGATTCAAGCTGGAGAACGGCGAGTTCGTTGGCGGCAAGGAGTACCTTGAGGGGCTCAAGCAGTCCGAGCCGTCCGTGTTCGCGTCGGAACAGAAACCCGGGCTGTTTATGGGCAGTACGCAGAGTACAGAATCCCTTGACGCAAACAATCTTGAAACCCAGGTGTTCAGCGGATTCGGACTCAGCTCAAAGTAATTAAAGGAGGACAAAAATATGGCTTTAAACAATATTGCGGCAGCAGCTCTCTTTCAGAAAGCGTGCGATCAGCAGATAATTGAGGGTTCTACCTCCGGTTGGATGGAAGCCAACGCAGGTAACGTAAAGTATACCGGCGGCAGAGATATCAAGATCCCGACCATTTCCACATCCGGTCTTGGCAATTACGACCGCAACTCTGGTTATCCCACAGGCAAGGTTTCTATGACCTATCAGACCAAGACAATGACGCAGGACAGAGGTGTTGAGTTCCTGCTTGACCGTATCGACGTGGATGAGAGCGGATTCGTCGCAACGGCGGCAGCAACTATGAGCGTGTTCCAGTCTGAGCATGTTATACCGGAGATCGACGCTTACCGTTACAGCACGCTGTACAAGCACATCAATGGTGCTAATCATGCAAGCACTTACACTCCGGACAGATCCACGATTTTAGGCAATCTCAAGGCTGATATCGCGGCTATCCGCGATTCCTGCGGCACAAAGGCTCCTCTTGTCATTATGATGAGCATTCCGGTTTCCGAAATGCTTTCCAACAGCGACGAGTTCAAGCGTGTTGTAAACATGACGAACTTTAAGCAGGGCGAGATTTCGACCGATGTGCTTTCCATCAACGGCATTCCGATCATCGGCGTACCCTCGGAGAGATTTAAGAGCGCATACAATTTCAAGGACGGCGTTTCCGAGTTCGGTTTCGAGCCTGCGGGCGACGCTAAGGACATGAACTGGATCATATGTCCTAGAACAGCGCCTATTGCGGTATCTAAGACAGACGGCGTTAAGATCTTCGACCCCAGCCAGACCCAGGGCGCTGACGCATGGAAGATAGAGTACCGCAAGTTCCACGACCTGTGGGTGCCTGATAAGGCTCTTGCAGCTATGCGCGTATCGGTGGGCGCATGACCTACGCCGACTACGCCTACTACACCGACAGCTACGGCGGCAAGACGGTAAAGCAGGAGGATTTCCCCCGGCTTGCCGCCAAAGCCTCCGCGTATCTCAATAACCTGACGTTCGGGCGCGCCGCCAAGAACGCCGACGATGAGCGGCTGAAAATGTGCTGCTGCGAACTTTGCGACAGCCTGCTGCTTACCGACGGCAGTGGCGGCATGGTGAAACAATCCGAAAGCGTGGGGAGCTGGAGCTACACACTGGCAAGCAGTTCCGAGGGAACGTCTGAATCCGTCATGGTTCGCGCGATTTGCCGCGCGTGGCTCCCTGCGGAGTGGATGTACAGAGGGGTGGCGCGGGAATGAGGTTCACGGAAACCATCACAGTCTACAATAAGATTCCGCAGCAGGGGCGCGAACCGGAGCAGCTCCGCCGTACAGTAGTTCACGGAGTATTCTGGGACTACACGACCGGAGCCGCATTCGGCAAATCCGGAAAGGACGACAGCGACAGCATTACGGTCATGATTCCGGACTTGCCTGCACTAGTTCCGGCAGCGGAATGGTTCCGGAACGGCTGCCCTGAAGATAAGTTCACGCTTTCCCCCGGCGACATAATCGCCCGGGGCGAATGTGGAGATATCTCAAGCGCAGCAGAACTCGAACGGCAGCACACCGAAAAATTGATAATTACAGCGGTTCGTGACTGCCGGTTCGGTTCCGGGTGCTTACATCACTGGGAGGTGAGCGGAAAGTGAAAATCACTACCGACCGTGGAACATTGTTCACTACCGCCAGCGGCAAGTCTATTCTCCGCTGGAACGGCGGTAAGCCGCCCACCGAGGAGGGTTTTAACCAGCTCCAGATTTTCATTGACAACACAGTCGTCCGGCATATGGATCCATACGTCACCATGCGAACCGGAATGCTGAAGAAGTCTGTTATCCTTGGTTCGCGAATGGGCAGCGGCGAGCTGGTGTTCATTGCGCCGTATGCTCATAAGCAGTACTACCGCAACGGAAAGCTCAA